CCATGGCTTCTTTGATCTCATCTCGGATCTTTTTCTTTTCTTCAGCGGAGAGTTTGGGACGACCTTTGCCTTTACCTTCTGGACCTTCCTCATCACCACCCCCACCTCCGTTGCCATCTTCATCGCCTTCACCGTCTAGGTGTTCGTCTAGCAATTCTCCCAATTCACTAAGGTCGATCTTTTCTGCCTTGTCATAGAGCTCGTTATAGATCTGCTCATAACTCCAGCCACGATATTTGTTATCCTGGAAGATCTTGATAAACTCTGGAACTTCACCAATTCGTTCATCTTTGAGGATCTGATTGGCCGCATAGTCAGCGGCAATATTGGATAAGGTTGGATCACGGCCATCACGGCGCCCCATATGATCAAATACATTGTGTAAGACTTCGTGTGCGAATCCAAATTCTGCCTGTTTTGGAGTCAGCTTGTTGACGAACTCGTTGGAGTAGTAGAATTTACGACCATCTGTGGCCAGTGTTGAGCACCAATCACTGGCATCGACTAATTCTAAACGAGTGGCTAGATTACCAAAGAATGGATGACGTAGCAGTAGGCCTACACGAGCAGTAACCAGTTTTTCTACGATCTTGTTCTTTTCAACAGCGGTAAACTCACGAGTCTTTTTGGGTTTAGCTGTTTTTTCTGCTTTCATCACTGATGACATCTAGGCTCCTTGTTAACTGTATATATACTATTATAGTTTCTTTTTACCAAAAGGTCAATAGTTTTCTTTGATGTAATAGTATTGTTCTGGAGGATAATTCTCCGTTAATTCTTGTTCTTTAATCCATTTATTCATATCCGGTGCGGTAAAAAACATTTTACTTTTGATTCCGTCTACGGCTTTATTAGTGCCTTTTTCTACTATGCTCAAATACCATGATTTTACGGCCATTTTATTTTTCCTTTATTATATGTAAAAAGAACCCTTTCGGGCTCAGTTTAATTTTCCATCGCCTGTATGATGTATTTTCCATACTGCTGATGGAACCGATCAAAGTTCTTCAACTTGCTGGCATCGAATGGCAACTGATAATTCGTCAAGGCCACTTTCGCTCCCATGACAACTAATTCTGTTGGAAAATTATCCATCATAAACTGGAAGAAGTTATCTGCCATGCCGTCCCAGTTCTTAAACTTTTTCTGGTTAGCTGTCTGGAGCTCATAACACATGCTCACAGTCAACGAATACATAGCGGAGATTTCTTTGATATCACACTTGACAATTTTTCCACTGAGGATGTCTTCTGGTTTAGGCATCTGTTTGGCTACCTTGCGATGTGCCATGAACTTCACAGCCAGCCCTTCACCAACGCTACCTGCTACCAAATCAGTGAGTGTACCTTCGTCCAAATCGTCATCTTTGAGCAATTCACTTACGAAGCTCCATGAACGTGGAGTAGCAAAGGCACGTGAACTGCTTTTTGGATCGAAGTCATATAAGTCGTTTTTAGCGAATCCGATATAACCTACTACCTGCTCATGTACTTTGTTGTTGACAGCCCACTCTAACCAATCTTCGTAATCGGATTTTAATTCAACGTGTACGAAACGATTAGCCAATGGACTTGGCATGCGATATGTCACACCCTTGTCAGCTTCACGATTACCGGCGGCAACGATTGACACACCTTTTGGAAGCACATAAGTACCAACTCGGCGATTTAATACCAGTTGGAAAGCCGCGGCCTGTGTAGCAGGAGCCGCTGAGTTCAACTCATCAAGGAATAGGATAGCAGTTGAATTTGGATCTGTAGGCAGTTCTGCTGGAGGTGCCCAAGTCATTGTATTGGAATTGCTGTTGTAATAGGGGATACCTTTGATGTCTGTAGGTTCCCAGAGTGATAAACGGACATCGATCACTTCACGACCCTGTTCTTCACCAATCTGCTTTACGATATCGCTCTTACCGATACCTGGAGGACCCCACATGAATACAGGACGCTGTACTTTGATACACTTACGGATGCTACGTTTAGCTTCGTTTGGAGTGACTGTGCGATTGCTACTGATCTTTTCTGCCATGATATTCCTTTGTTAGTGTGTTGATATTTACTGCCTTAATAGTAATATTATACAGGAATTTCTGGAAAAGATCAATCAATCTTTTAATTTGTCTATTTTAGCCCGAATAAACCGTTCTAAATTGCCAGAAAACAACATCAGTTGGACGGCCATGTGTTCGCTGAACACATAGATTCTGTCTCGTGTTAGGAAAAATGGGCAGGGCATGTGCCTGTTTAGCCAAATGGTCAACTGATTGTTTATATAGAGTTCTTCTTCGAACTTTATGGGATAGCTTTTGATATCAGCATCTGTCAACGCTATAAACCCTTCAGTGGTTAGTTGGAACCCATAGTCTTGATCACGAGAGTCTTGCCACCATGCCACACGACATTGTGCAAGGTCGCCTTCTAATCTGAGATGTGCCGCTACTTTTTGGGTGAGTTCAGTCTTTAGACCCATAGGTTATCTTTTCTCCCGTGATGAGTTTATAGACAGAAAAGTCCTGGGTTTGGAACATTTTATTGAGTTTTTCAGCGAGATTAACAGCATGACCAGAGTTCGAAAATGAAACCTTTTTATATTTTGGACCCAATTGATTAACTACCACACTGGTGGTTTTTAAATTAATAGGTTGATCCTGATAAAACACAGCCCAGATAGCTTCTGCTTCTAATACCTGTTCGGTTTTATAGGTTTTTTTATTAGTGATTTCTAACATGACTTTTGGTTTTGGACGACTCACGATATACGCTCTCTTAAATGTGCGTATATATTTATTCCAAACGTCTAGAAACCCCCACCGTCTATTTTGACGTCAGTTGGGCCTTGACCTGCTGATGCGACAATCTGATCCATTTCACCGGTCAATCGTGTCATGACCACGCTGAGACTGTTCTGTAGATTAGTGACTTCGTCTATGGTCAAGGTGAGATTGCGCTGATTGGAACGGATGGCGATGCGAGCTTTTTCTAGGAAAGATTCGATGGGTAAGGTGTTTAACTGTTTCATAATTTATTAACCGTGTTTAACATGCTCTTCATTTCTTGTTCAGTCTTGAATGGACCATGATAGGGATATCGTTCTAGTGTGATCAATTTTGGACAGAACGACTTTACCCAACCCTTTCGGAATTGTATAACATAGTATCCTGCACAGTATTGGCTCTTGCTCTTAGAGCTCTTGGCGAACAAAGGTAATTTATCTTTGACACTGTAGACGGGTTCATAAGGTCGACTGCTACATGGATAGTCGTAGATGGATTTGTTTGTTATGGTATCTGTTGATTTTTTTATAGGCTCGGCCAGTTCGATAATTCCAAACTGTGATTTGACTTCATTTAGATCAGAGAATGGAATGCTCTGTCCATTACGATTAAACGTGTATCCTTTTTTCTGTTTACTGATACTGCCAATCTTAAATACACCATCTTTAACCAACCATTCTTTGTTAGGAACTAAAACCTTAGTAGTTGACATCATGACTCATACCTCGCATTTAGGGGTTGGACATAACTGTCCACTTGTTCTGCTACTTTTTGTAGATCGTATTCGGCACAGAATTTTAAGAAACGTACTCCTACCTGTGGAATACTTTTTTCTGCTGTCGTGGCAGTTGTGATTGTTTCTTTAATAATATTTTTAATATCGTCTGGCTGTGCTGTGAGGTCGCAGAGATTGACGTTACGACTGTAGTCATCTAGTACACGATGCTCGACACCTTCATGATCTACCCATTTCTGTAGCATCATATTGTTCCAGTTATAACCTTTAGAACTTCTATCGGCAAATGCTTCCCTCAATCCAACTTTATTCTTTGTGCCTTTTTCTCTCACACCCGGATAGGCTGAGAATATATTATCCGATGTATCACCACGCATACATTTTTCAAACAGTAACCATTCTGGATCAGGAGCAGGCTTTTCTAGGCCTGTTTTCTTATCTACTACACGTTTACCTTTTTCATCAAAGTAACCCTCGTGTGTAGTAGTGACCTGCATGACACCGTTGTATTGCTTTACATTTGGTGCTATCAACTGTGCGAAATCACCGTCGGTTGATATAATGATATGGTTATCTAATGGATGACTTTGTATCCAACCAGCGATGAGATCATCTGCTTCTAACTGTGGATTCTGGAGTACGGTACAGTTAGTCTTATTGGTTATAAAATCTTTGAAGTTGTCAAACGTTTCCCAAAATACACGATCTTCTTCTTGTTCACGG